ATTTTTTTTTTTTTTATATTTGATGGTTTAACAACAACATCTAATTCACGTGCTTTTTCAAGTGTATATGGTTTTATTTTATACATTTTATTATATATTATATTTACTATATAAAAATATATATAATTAATTTTAAAAAACTTTTAAAAAACTTTTATTTTTAATTTACGATTATTTTAAAAATAAATATCTAAACTAATATTAATAAAGATATATAATATGGATTTTCAAAAAGATTTAATAGAACGTTTAGTAAAAAAAGTTTTATCTCAATCATCAATTACATTATATGTAAAAAATTTGATTAAACTAAATGATGGACTACCTTTAAAGAATTTCAATTTTTTAAATAATGTTGATGAAATAATGGAAAAACTTCAACCTCTTAAACCTACTACACAAAAAGCCTATCTTACTTGTATAGTTAGTGTTTTGAATACTTATCCAGATAATAAGAAGATAGTTAAATTATGTTCTAAATATTATACTGTTATGAATGAAGCAGTTAAGAAGTTGAAAGAAATACCAAGTAGTGCAATGACTAAAACACAAAGTGAAAATTGGTTAGATTGGGATAAGATACAAGATATATATAAAAAATTACACGAAAAAGTAATGGGATTTATTAAGAATAAAGAAATAAGTGAAAACCAATATAATACTTTGTTATCATTAGTTGTATTATCTCTCTATGTTCTACTACCACCGCGTCGCAATATGGATTATTGTTTAATGAATGTAAAAAAATTAGTTAGTGATGATGATAAAAAAGATAAGAATTATTTAGATGTAGATAGTAAGAAATTTATATTCAATGTATTTAAAACATCGAAAGATAATGAAGATACTGAAATAAGTATTCCAGAAGATTTACAACATATTATATTTGATATGTATTTTAAATTTCATCCATTATTACAAGGTAAAAAGATAACTAAAACTACTGATATACCATTTTTAGTATATTATAATGGTTCTAAATTTAGTGCTGTTAATTGCATTACACGTATATTAAATAAGATATTTGATAAAAAAATTGGTGTATCTATGTTAAGACATAGTTATTTGACAGCAAAATATGGCAACGAAGATACTGAACGTAAGAAGGATGCTGTAGCAATGGGACACAATACAACAACTCAATCACAATATATTAAAAAAAAAGATGTAATTATCGATTTTGATTAATTTTAGGTGTAAAACTAACAAATATGTATGTGAAAATATGTTTAGAGATTTTAAAAATCTTCTAATAAAAAATAAATCTCTAAACATTTTTTTATAAATAATATGTAAAATAAAAATCTAAAATAAATATAAATAAAATGACTGAAACATATAAGAATAAATTTAATAAGAAGTATGGTTTTTCAAAGGATACTTCACATAGTTTAAAAGAAATTTCACAATTATCAGGATATAAATTAAAAGGGTTGAAAATAATACAAAAAAAGGGTGAAGGTGCATATTACAGTAATCCTACAAGTGTAAGACCACATATAAAATCACCTATAGAATGGGGTATAGCCCGTGTATATTCTGCAGTAATGGGCGGACAAGCAAGTAAAATAGACGCATTACATTTAATTAAAAAAGTTTAGTTATTTTTTTCATTGAAAATGAAATATTAATTTATTTTCACATTTGTTTTTCTCGTTTTTATCGGTGATAATGAGTTTGAGTTTTATATATAAAAATACAAACTCGTTATCAGTAAAATACACTTATATTTTATATTTTCCATATACTAATGTAATATTGTCATTAATAATTTTACTTCTAAAATCATTGAATTTCTGTTTAGGTTCTGCTCTAAATCGATATGTATTAGTTTCTTCTCGCATAAATTTCTTATTCTTATTTTTAATAAAATCTTGACTTAGTTTTCTTGCTTCTGGTAGTGATATATTTTTATGTATAACTACAGCGTGTAATCCCCAATTCTCATTATTCATTTTCTTCTTCTTTTTTCCCTGCCCTATAACTTGGTCTTCTGGTAGTCTATCTAATATATCTATACTATGTTCTGTTAATGGATTATTATTTTCTTTTGGAATAACTATTTCATTATTATTAACATTTTGTATTGGATTTAAAGCACTAACAATATCGCCACTACTTCGAATGTCATATTGATTAGGTGCTCTTTTATTGCTTCCTACTCTTGAAGCCTTATTTACTGTAATAATTTCCCTACTATTTTTCCCTAATAGTTCTCCCAGCAAGGCACCCTGTGAATGTCCCAATGTAGATACATTTTTAGAACCAAATTTCCTTTCTGCATTTTTCTGCACCTTTTCGGCTTCTTTAAATCGCGGTGTAAATTTGTATAGCCATTTACCACCTACACCATATACTAAATTATTAGCCCAATCTTTTATACCCTGTGTTCCTTTGTGTGCTACCACTGCTTCCTTTGTTTTAGGATTATAAAATACTTTACTTGTATCCGTTGATAATTGTTTATCTAATATATAATCACCAGTAGGTGTTTTATCATCATATGATGCATTTAATACACTTTTTAAATTTTTAATACTTATTTTACCTCCTTCTTTCTGCATTATATTATATTATATTATTATATATATACTTATAAAATATATATATTATAAATTAAAAATATTATATATTATTAATAAAGAAAAAATGACAACGATACCTAATAAGAATGATACATATAAATATATACTAACTAAAGAATGGGTTAAAAAAGATGGTAGTAAATGTATTAAAAACTATAATCAAAAAGCATATACTGATACATTTAATGAGAAAAATAAAAAAAGATTTAAAGAACTTGTAAAATGTGAATGTGGTTTAACTTATGCACGTAGTAATCGATATAATCACGCTATAACATACTGCCATATAACACATAATAAATTGAAAATGAATATAATATAATTTTTTAAATGTTTAGAGATTTTTTTTTTATTAGAAGATTTATAAAATCTCTAAACATTTTTTGTATAATGTTTGATAAATAATTCGTGTTCTTTTTTAGTTGTAAATTTAATTTCACTTTTTCCCTTTTTCTTTGCATTTTCTACTTTCTTCATTAATTTAATTAATGCCATACTTTCATTTTCTTTCTTATTTAATTTTATTGGTTGTTCTACTTGTTCTACTTGGTGTGCTTCTTCTTCTTGTTGTTCTTCTTGTTGTTCTTCTTCTTCCATATCAATAATAATTGCTTGTTGTTCTGGTTGTTGTTGTGTTAGTTGTTCTTCTTCTTCCATATCAATAATAATTGCTTGTTGTTCTGGTTGTTGTTGTGTTAGTTGTTCTGGTTGTTCCATAAATAATTCTTGAATAATATCTATATATTCTCCTTTAATAATATATTTATAAACTCTTTCACCTGCATCATCCATATGTGAATGAACTTGCTTTTTCTTAAATACCATACCATATTTATTTAATAGTTCATTTAAACATTTAAATGTGTTGAGTTTCTTTATTTGTCTTGAATTCTCAAATAATATATTATATTTTTTACTATTTATAAGTTTTTCGACTTTTTCAATATCATAATCTTCACTAACTTTTACTATTTCACCTTTTACGATATTATATCCTAAATCACTAATAATATCTACTATAATTTTTTGTTTCTTCTTATTTTCTATTTCCAAATCAACGTTAAATGCATTCATATCTTTATTAACAACATTAATATATTTTTCGTCATCTGTTATTAAATCATTCTCATTTTCATAGATTAAACAATTATTATATAAATCATCAATATTATTATTTTTATTACAATAACTGATTAATCTTCTTACATTTCCTACTACTGAAAATTTATTCAATCTATCATATAACCAAACATTATTCAAATCTTCATATGATACATTAAAATATTTGGTATATAAATATTTTTGAATACTATAAAAGTCATCACTTGTTAATTCAATATTACACTTCTTATTATTTTCTAACTGTTTAAATTCCTCTTCATCAATCGATTTCGCATTTAATATTTTATTTATTTTAATAAATTTTGGTTTTTCTTCTTTCTCTTTCTTATTGTTTGCTGTTCCTTTGATGTATTCGTATGTATGTCCTTTGTCTTTTAATAATTTTGTAAATTCTGTTATTAAATATGTTCTTGCATTAATCTTTTCTGTTTCATTATATAACAAATTGTTAATAAATGTCTCATCTTCATCACAATAATCATTAAATTTAATAGTTTCTATTTCTTCTTTTCTATATACTAATCCATTATCGATAAATGTATGTATTCCTAACATTAAAATATTAATTTCGTGTTCTTTATAATTTCTAATTCTTGAAGTCATTTGACAAAAAGCGCGTGGTGTTGTGCTTTCATTACAAATAATACCATAACATTTATCAAAATAACTATCATCGAAATCTAAACCTGCTTCAATTGTAGGAGAATATACCAGAATATCGCACTTCTTCCATTCAGTTTTGAATTCTTTTAATATTTCTGTATTTTTCTCAATTCCTGTATGTTTGATAATTTTATATGTTTTACCATATATTGCTTCAATCATATCGCATACACCAGCAGACATTGATACAATACATATTTTTTTACCATCTTTCATATCTTTATTAATACTTTCATAAAATGGAGCATCACCAGACATAAATTTATAGTGTTTAGTTTGTGTTTTATATGTATTTTGATATATTTTATAATATGTATTATTAATACTTGCATCTTTCTTTACCATAGAACCATTTACTAATTTCATATTTTTGTAATTATTATAAAAGTTCATAGCATTAATGAATGCATAAGAACGTTCATTTAAATCGCCATCCATACATAGTATTTTTTTACTTCTTAATATCATTTGTTTTAATTTTTTATAAATAGAATATTGGTTCTTAATTAAAGGACTTGACATATGATTTAATAAGCCTTCTATTTCATCCAATACTATTAAGTCAAATTTATTAAAATCCAATCTTAAAATACTATCTAATTGAATAACAATACGCTCTTTTGAAATATTTCCTGTTAATTCTTGATAATGGTGAAAATCAAATTTTTCTTTTAGTTCATTGATTAAAGAATGAGCCAGTGATTGTCGATATGTAATAAATACTACTCTTTTAAATTTAGGTATTATTGCTGTTCTCTTCTCATCGTATCTACTATATAAATGCTCTCCATTTACATTTACAAATAAGTTATTTTCAATATTTGTTTTATCTATTGTATTTAATAATTGTTTAAAATAGTGAGTTTTACCTGTTCCATATGCACTTTTTAACATCATAAATTTAAATTCATCTTTTTCAATAAATTCATTAAATTTAAAAATGTGTGTATTATAATCATTATCAGTTTCACTTGGATATATATATTTTCTTTCAAACTTTTCAATAGAACTATCATATTTATTATTTAATAATAATACTTGTAGTTTTTCCTTGAATACTTTACCATCTAATCGCTTAACTAAATATAATAATGCATTTTCATCAAAATTTAAGTTATATTCATTTTTACCAAAGAAATATAATGCATTATGTGATGTTGAATTATTACTATATTTTGGTATCTGTATTGAATAACTATGAAATAAATTAAAACTTTCTTGTGAATTATTACAATGACGCGCCATATATGCTACTTTACACCATTTTTTAAATTCTTCACTATTGAAATAACCATTATCAAATAATATTTTATAAATAACATCCATAGTTTCTATACTAAATTTATTGATTTCAATATCTGGTTGAATAACATATTCAGGTTTAACATTTCTAATATTTGGATTTGTAATTTTAGTTGTATCTTCTTTAACACTTAATAGTGTCTTAATATATGTAATCGCATAATCAGGAACATTTGATAATTCACCTTCATTTTTAATTAGTGTATAATTAAATTCTACTTTCTTATTAATTTTGTATTCTTCGAATTTGTCAAAAGTGCATTCTTTACCATCTTTATTTGTATATTTTCCTTGTGTAATATTCTTAACATTATATTCATAGTATTTTGGTATATAATAAATTAGATTTGTATTAATATCTAAGACACCTAACAATGTTTGAATTGGTATCTCATTACATCGATTAAAATATAAGTGATAGCCTTTACGTGTTTTAACTACAAATTTGCAGTCTTTAATAAGGTCATTTAAAATTAAACATTTTTCTGGCATATCAATATCAATAACAGATAAATTAGATTTTTCAGTCATAATAGCAATGCCATTAGGTGCAACCTTTAATTGACGGTTTTTATCCCATACATAATTTAAATTGTTAGTTGTAAAATTGCAATAATCTTTACCTAATTTGGTAGTATTTGGCATTATAGAGCGCTTTTTATATTCGTCATCTTTGTTTTTGTAGGCATCGACATAGACACCGAAAAAGTTGAAGTTGTTAAAATCTTTAAAAGTTTCCATTTTATATATATATAGTATTTAGTTTTTAAATTTCTTTTATTACTATTTATATTATATATTTTTTTTAAATTAAATTTATTATATTATTATTTTTTATATTTAAAGAAGATACTAAATATTATATTTTTATAAGTTATTTTTATAAATATATAATTTGCAACTATCGAAAATTTTAAACTCTTGTAAATCTGTTGTAAGATAATAAACATTTTTTAGAAAAATAAAATTCAATTTTTTATTATGATACAAAAATAAGGAATACAATAAAATCCTTTAGAAAATGATATTTTTATTTTTTCCATTTTTTCCGTTTTTTCTTTTAGTTGAAATATTACTAAATATTTAGAAAAAATGTTTAGAGATTTTATTTTTATTAGAAGATTTTATAAATCTCTAAACATTTTATAACATATGTTTTTTATATATTTGCGTTCGAACTTGTAAAAAATCAAGAATATTTTTTTATATATATTTTTATTATTTCTTATTATTTATAATAAAAAAATGTTTAGAGATTTTATTTTTATTAGAAGATTTTATAAATCTCTAAACATTTTTTAACATACATATTTGTTAGTTTTACATTCAAAATCGTCAAAAAACGAGAAAAAACACAAAAAAATATAAAAATGTTGAAAAAATATTTATTTTTTTTAGCACTTTTTGAGTGTAAAAAATCATAATATGAATGGAAAAACACCCTAAAAAACTTTACTGATTACTAAATATAATATTATAATAATATTTTTTTTACAAGTTAATTTTTTAATTTAAAACAAATTTATATATTAGTATATATTAATATAAAGAAAAAACTAAAATATATTATACTATTATATAATAAAATGTCAAACATTGAAAACGTAGATAAAATGGTAAAACATACATACACACTAAAAAATGGTGAAGTAAAAATAAGATATTATAATCAAAATCAATATAACAAGACACATTATGATAAACATAAAGCAGAATATACACAAGAAATAGTATGTAATGTATGCAAGGGTCATTATACAATACAGAATAAACAAAAACATAATAAAACATTAAAGCATATTATGCATAAAACACATAACGAAGAAATTGAAAAAATAAAAGTAGAATTACAACTATTACAACAACAAACCATAACAACATCACCAATTACTATAACTGTCTAAAATAAATAACTTTCATTTAATATATTCTTAATTTGTAAATCATTTAATTGTTTATAAACCATTAAATAAATTGCTTCTAATTTTTTATATTCATTTTCATCTATTTTACATTTAATAAATTCTATATTTTGTAATATATCTTTTTTAGTAATATATTTAATATTTTTATTTGAAGGCATTTTTAAATCAATATGTTAATATACTTTTTCTTTATATTAATATATACTAATATAATAATTTTATCTTTAAATTGAAAAATGATTTAAAGAAAAGATTAATTTAAAGAAATAAAAATATAAAAAGTATAAATTTACATTTTATTAATAAAATCTGCAACTATTTCATCATAACTCATATTCAATTTTTCTTTTAAATGTTTCATAATTTCATAATATTTAGTTAATGGTAGATTATATTTAATAATACACATTAATCTAAAACAATCGTGTCTTCCACAAGTTGATATTTTCAAGTCCTTGTTATTCTGGTAGTCTATAGGATTATATATAACATTTTTCTTTGTATTACTTAGTAAAAAATCTAAATATGGTATGTCTTGCTTTAGTTCTTTTCTTTTATCTGCATCAAGCCATTTTAGAGGTGTTGATGGACTTGACCCATAACTACAAAAGAATTCATAACAATTATTATTATGACTAAGTAAAGTCCAATGTCCGCTGTTTTTTTTATTAAGATATAATAAAAAAATATGGCTTTTTTCGTGTGGTAGTAGTTCTTCAATAGTTTTATATTTTTTTAAATCTGGATATGTTATAATTTTACTATTTGGAAAATAAAACTTAATATCATCATCACCCATAGCATCATATTCAATCTCACTAACATCGCGTGTATCATTATTAACAATTTCTGTTATAATTTCATTTGTAATTTTATTCTTTTTTTTTAAATCCATTTTTGGTATATATAATAATATAATATTTTTTTTATAAAACTTTTTATACTGTTTCAACTAATAGCCAACAATCTAAATTGGTTTGACTACCTGATGAAATTTGACTGGTTCCTAATCCATATGTTGCTCCTACCTGCGTATAATGTTCTAATGAAAAACTTGAACCTGCTGTTAATGAAACTATAACACAACCTGTTGAAGTTTTACGTTGTGCTACTCCATCATCAGTAGTAGTTGAACCAACTCCTAAAATACCTGAATAATTTACAATTCTTGTAGCACTATATATAGAAGCATACACAGTAGAAGCCCACGATATTTTATATAAGGCTGTTTTGTTTATATAAATAGTTGAACCAGATGAACCACCACCAAAATTTGCATCAACACTATTAGGGTATGTTTCGAATGCTCTAAAATTTCTAACATTCCAAAAATTTGTATTACTACTATCAGGAAAATTTGGATAATCACTAACACTTGTAAATCTAACAGGTGAAAATTGCCCTCCCATTTCTACTCCATTGCGTTGATATCCATAAACATTTGATAAATTTAAACCAGCACTAAAAACAGATGGATTATAACCATTTAATGCAATTTGACCGTTGAAACCCTCAATTTGTCCTGTTGTTATTCGTAATATTGGTGTATCATAAAAATTAGTAGCAGTGAATAAATCTGTTGTATGATTGTCTTTTGCTTTAATAGTTATTAGATTTGCATTAGTAATATCATATGTATTCATATCGAGGTTTTCGGTAGCAGGATTGACAAAGCCACTACCTCCGCCACCAGTAGGCTTTGTATCTATGAATGTTCCATCACTGAAAGTAAGCCTTCCTGCAGTTGCACCTCCACTTGTTAAAGTAAAATTAGCACTGGTTGTTGTTCCTACAGTATTATTAATATTCATATCACCATTTGTAAAAGTTAAATCATTATTAATATCTAATTTTACACCTCTATAATTAGTTTCATTCGGTGATAAATAAGTTCCAATATCAATTCCTGTATAATCCATATATACTTTATTATTACCAGCCAGACCACCGTGGTCTATACTTATTGTAAAATTTGCATTATTATAAAGCCCTGAAACATTTGCAATATCCCTACTATTCATATTTAAATCAGTAGTAGCATTAGGTATAAATTGTCCTGTATATGCAGTTTGTTGAACTGTATTATTACCAAATCGTATTTTCATAATACCATCTGTATCAGTCCAGAATTTCATATTTTTAGGTGTAGAAGTTGGGTTTTTATGATTTATTTGAAATCCATTAGTATTTATAGCGTGTGAAACAAATTGAGTAAATACACCTGTTGTTTCATCTGCATCAGTCCAAGCCTGACTTTGTTCGTCTAATGACATAGAAAATAAATTATTAGTGTTTGTTTCTCTATTACCTATTGAAATTGAGTTAGTTATACCATAAATATTTGGAACATTTGAAATTTTAAAATTATTCATATTGAGAGATGCTTCCGCAGGATTTACAAAGCCAGTGCTACCAGATGGTGCTGTTGTCATAAAACTACCATCACTAAAAGTAATTTTACCATTAGAACCAGATTTTAAAGTTAGGTCTTTTACATTAGTAATATCATTATTATTTAAATTTAGTGTAGAAGTAGCAATAGGAACAAATTGCCCTGTATATGCTGTTTGTTGCACTGTATTATCACCAAATTTTACTTTCATAATACTATCAGTATCAGTATAAAATCTCATACTTTTAGCAATGGATGTAGGATTTTTATGATTTATTTCAAAACCATTACTTGACTGTTCGCTTGATACAAATTCTGTTATATTTCCTGTTATTTCATTACAATCATTCCATAATGAATATTTTGAAGTGTTATTCATTCTAAATAAATTATTAGAATTTAATACTCTATTTTTTAGTAATAATTCATTATTAAATCCACTGACATAAAGAGCATTTGAGATATTATAACCAGCCATATCTAAAATTTTATCAGCAGGAGAAACAAAAGTATTAACTGGCTTACTATCTAAGAATGTGCCATCAGCAAAAGTCAATTTTCCTCCACCTGCATTTGTTAATGTAAAATTATTACTTGCTGTTGTCCCAGTTCTATTAGATATATTAACAGCATTACTTATATTAAAATTATTCATATCTAAATTTGATATACTGGGATTTGACATATTACCAGAAGAAATAGTAGTCCAAGTATCATTACCACTACCGCCAGAAGTTAAAATTTGCCCCTGTGTCCCCCTATTTGTTCCTAATATAATTTTATTCATAGTATTAGTTGTTGTTATTGTAGAACCAACTATAACCACATTTAAACCTACTAATGTGCATTTAGTTAATAGTGGTAGTGCAGTAAAACCAGAACAATTATTAAAGCCTATTTGTAATGGACTACTACTATTTAAAACTATAGTGCAACCATCAAAATTACAATTAATAAAAGTAATTGGTTGTAAATTAAAAGTTGCATTAATAGTTAGAGTTTTTCCACTAACAAATTCACAATTTTCAACAGTAATATAACTTGTATTACTACCACTACCAATTACAGTATTTTGTGTAAAATCACAGTTTGAATATCTACAACCATTACCTGATAATGTTGCAATACCATCAATTTGAACGTTAGATAGCCTTATGCGGGTTCCATTCACTAATAATGAACCAATAATTTCAGTTATAGCAGGGCTACATCGGGGTCCAATAATAGCGAGATTATCGTGGTCTATAGTTAATCCTAAAGAACCAAATGAACCAGAAGACATAATTATTTGACAACCTTGACTTGCACCTATTGTTTCTAAAATTGTATATAAATTAGGTATATTTTCAGTATTACAATAAAATGTTGTTGGAGCAATACCCAATGTAGTATAAGAAATTACACCAGCATCATCACTTTTCAAAACTTGATTTGTAATTTCTGCTGTTGGTTGTGGTAGATTTAGATTAACAATAGGATTTATAGGGTCTGTATTATCTACATCAATATATGTTCCTGATACAACACTATCAACTTGACCTGCTTTTGTTGATTGTGTCGTTCCATCCTGAAATTTCAAATTTCCCCCTGCTCCCTGTGTTAATTCAACAGATTTACAATAATTTGTTCCTTCATCCATAAAAATATTTTGAAATCCACCAACAAATGATAAATTATTATTAAAATCGAGTTGTATTTTGTTTTGTTGTGCTGTTGGATTTTCAAATGTTCCTAATGATATAAAACTACTACCAATTGTTAATTGTCCCGAAGCCCCTGCACTTGCATCATCATTTGTTTTCATAACAATAACTGAGTTTTCATCACTTGTTGCAATTTTCATAGCAGTAGAATGATTTATATTACTAACATTAATAATACTATTATTACCCATATCTAAATTTTCACTACTTGGATTGTTAAAAATACCGTTAGATGTGAATATTTCAGTTCCGTCCTGAAATTTCACACCTCCCCCTTCTCCTTGTGTTAATTCAAAGGATTTACTTAGTGTTTTTCCTAATGAATTTGTTATATTCTGGTCTCCATCTGTAAATGTTAAATTATTATTTAAATCTAATGACATATATTTAGGGTCGCTTGTAGGTGTAGCATATGAACCAATATATACATTTGTATTATCCATAAATATTTCAGTTGCAGAACCAGTTAAACCAGTTTTATTTGTGTATATATCAATAATAGAATTTTCCTCATTTGTAGTTAGATTTAGTAATGAAGGATGGCTTAATTCATTAACATTTACAATATTATTATTTGACATTGATAAATCTACTAAACTGGGATTATTCATATTACCACCACCCCCTTGTCCTCCTGCCGTTGTTTGAATAGTTCCATCAGCAAAAGAAATTCCGCCTCCACCATTTGGTGTTAATACAACTGATTTACTATGTATATCACCTAATGGATTATTAATATTTTGAAATCCACCATTAAATGTTAAATTATTATTTAAATCCAATGTAATATTTTTATTAGTTCCAAAACTGTCATATGTTCCTATTTTTACATTATTGCGATTAACAGAAATTTCACTCTTATTCCCTACTTGTAATTGATTAGTCATTAAATTAATTGTAGAACTTTCCAGATTTGTTCGTAAATACAAATCATTACTTGATGCTACATTATTAACATTAAAAATACTTTTATTATGTAAATCAACTGATGATAAAACAGATATATTATTACTACCAATACCTATTAATGTATCAACATTAGTAATATCAATATGAGAACCAGTTATAGTAGATGCACCAATAATACCTTTATTATTCAAATTCACATTAGACAATAATGTAATAGGGTTAGTGCTATTTCCAGATAGTGTATTAATACCACTAAGACTAATACCAGCACCATCTATTGTTTCAATACCAGATAATGCTACACCAGTTCCAGACAATGATGCTACATTATTTATACCGAAACTATTCATATTCAACGCTTCAGTGCTTGGATTATGTAAAGCATCATCATTATTTTGATTAATTTGACCTTGAAGATTATTAATTCGATTATTAAGATTGTTAATTAAAATTCGTGTTGTCATTTTTGAGTATATATATATTTATAACAGAAATTATTTTAATTAATATTTTATAATTTATATTATATTGTTAAATTAAAAATAAATAAAAAAATGATATTTGTTTATTTACTTGTAAATTATTATCTTTGTTAAATATAATATAGAATGAGTAAATTTAATAAATGTTTATCGCAAGGTCAGTTTTATGAATTAGAATTATTGAAGTATTTAGATTATGATACATATAGAACATCTGCTGATATGAAAAACTTCAAAGACTGGGATATCGAAATTACTAAATGTAATAAGAAGATAACATATGAAGTTAAAAGTGAAACATATAGTTTTAAAACTAAAAATATGTGTGTTGAATACAACTATAATAATCTACCAAGTGGTATCAATGCAACTAAAGCAGATTACTTTTGTCATTTCTGTATAGAGAATTTAGAAAAGAATTTATATACTCTTTATATAATACCAACTAATGAATTAAAAGAAATGATACAGCAGAAAGAATACTTTAAAGATATGCGCGGTGGCGATGGTTATAGGTCAAAATTTTATTTGTTTAAATTAAATAAATTACAAAAATATAAAATTGATGAAGATGAAATAAAAATTGTAAAATTATTAGATATAATGGATAATGATGATGATATTAGTGTGTATTATGATAGCGATGATAATTTACACGTAAATACTTAGATGATAATTTACAAGTAAATCATTTATTGTTGTTTTACTATACTATTATTATTAAAAATGAATTCATTTTTAATAGTATTATACCAGTAAATGCTGTAAAAACAATATACAAGTAAAATATTAACTATTATTTACTAATAATTTACAAGTAAATTATCTCGCGACATTAAAATGCAATATTTTAACAAATAGAAATTTCTTTTTAATATTTTAATTTTTTTATAAATAAAATAACTTAATATATAATAATATAATAATATTATTAATAAAAATATCTCAAATATATATATATATAGAAAATGACTAATATTTCAAGAGACCCAACTCACATATATTTAGATGTTAATGTTTGTAATAACTCTATTTCAAATGAGAATTCCTCACCACAACAAATTATATTTAATAGTAAGAGAGACGTAGATTATATAACTAATACAAGCGATTATTTGGTTTCTGTAGCCAGATTTTCTTTAGACTGTAGATTACCTGTTTGTGTCCCACAAATTGACCTAACATATAATGGTGGTATGTTTGACCCTGATTTAGGAGGTTATCGAACTATATATTCTACAACTTTGAAAATATCATATGAATTACCAAATCCTTATACTGGTTCAGTATATATAGAAAGCGACCAAACATTTTTAGATTTTCGTCCTCAAAACGTTCATCTACCATATCCAACAGAACCCCTTATAACTATGAAACAAGTATATGATAATAGATATTTTTATATTGAAAGTGTCCAATATATGATGGCTTTAGTTAATAATATGTTTGAAAGGGCTTGGTCTAATCTCATTAATAAATGGGATGCAGAAAGAGTTATAAAACCATACCTTCCAGAGTTTCCAGCAAGTGCTCTATCTCCACCTTTTTTAATATATAATTATGATGGTAATTTTACACTGAATGCAGACCCATATCTAAATTCTACACCATTAGAACAAGGTAGAACTATCGAATTATTTTTGAATAGTTCATTATTTACATTATTTAATGGTCTATCATCTTATACATATGGTTATGATAATATTAATAGTAGTAATGGTAAAAATCATCTAATACAATTTCTAACACCTTTTCAAACTACAACATATGATGAAAGAAATTATATTTTTGTTATTACAGAGTATCCTGTTGTTCCTTTTTGGTCTCCTATATCAAGTATTGTTTTTACATCACAAGGAATACCAGTCCGTCCAACAAATGTAGCACCAACAAATGTATTTGGAAATAGTTCAAATTTAGGTTCAACTAATAATAATGCTGGATTAAGTCCAGAACTAACTGATTTCGATATCAACCTGATTACTGGCTTAGAAGGACGTTCTATATTATATTATGCACCACAAGGTGAATATCGATTTTTTGACCTTAATAGTAATAGACCTTTAAGTGATATTAACATTGTTGTATATTGGAAGGATAAATTACAAGGTTTAACTCATCCTATGTATATTTCAAGTGGAGGTGCTGGAACAATGAAACTATTATTTAGGAATAAAAATTATTTCAAAGGAACTTTTTAAAAAATATATAAAAAAATATATAATTATTAAATATTTTTTCAAATATATATTTATAAAATAAATGTTTAGAGATTTTATAAATCTTCTAATAAAAAAAAAATCTCTAAACATTTTATATTTTTATTTTTTATTTTTAAATTTTTTAAACTTTTGTAATTTTCAAAAAAAAATATCTAATTATAAATTAAAACATTTATATAAATTAATATATACATTTCTAAAAAATAATTTTCTCTTACAACTATATAATAATATAATGTCGCAATCAGTCAATCCTTATCTTATCTTAGATGACCGCCTTAATATTAAGGACAGCATTAATTTCGGTGTAGTTAAATCGGCACAGTCGATTAATCAGCAGATTTTTCGGGCTCAAACTGCAACACCCACGAATATTACTATTAATTGTCTTATTCCTGCTCTATCTACCGTTATAGACCGTCGGGTTCAAGTCCGTTCTCGTCTCGAATTTACTATTACTGGAACTACTGTTGATAACACATTTTTAGTTAATTATCCAACTGATACTGTCTTGTCTAATTTTGTCTTCAGTCAGTGCGTCAATACGCTTTCTGTTTCTATCAATAACACAACCGTAAATGCCAATTATGCCGATACTCTCAATCTTATGTTGCGCCAGATGAGCGAAAAAGACCTTGCTAAATATGGTGATTTGACACCTACCCAATTAGATTTCTATAAAAATACTACAACTGATGGTTCTTTATCTGCTTTTAAAGATATTGGTAGTGCATTCCTTGCTGATGTTCTTCCTCGCGGTGCTTGGGAATTAATTAGTATTACAGGAAATACACAAGGTGCTGGTGCTAAAACCGTTAAAATTGTATGCGAAATTACTGAGCCAGTGTTTGTATCTCCATTCATCTATGGAGATGGTTTAGACAACCATAATTCTGGGCTTTCTGGTGTTTCTTCCATTAACTTTAACTTTAATATGGCTTCTAATGTTAATCGTGCTCTACGTATGAAACAAGGAAACCGAACTGGTTTAAATGTTGTTCTTAGTGCAGTTCAACAGTGCGATATTCTTATGACCTTCTTGTCTCCCAAACCAAGTTCTCTTATTCCTTTAACCTGCTCTCTGCCATATATGGAACTTCCTGTTTATAAAACTGTTAATCCTGCTGTTGTAGGTCAAGGTGCTACATCCTTTCAAATCAATAGTAGCATTGTAAGCCCTAACGCTATTCCTGACCGTGTTATTCTTGCTGTTCGAAAACAGGTTAATACTCAACTTATTACTGAAAATGAATATTACTATCCTATTAAAAATGTTAATATTACTTGGGGAACACAGAGCGGAGTTCTTGCTTCTTGTTCTCTTCAAGATTTATATCATTATTCTAAAAAGAATGGTCTTAATATGAAATATCCTCAATTTAATGGTAAGGCTACTCTTGGTGTTGCAACTGCTGGAGTTGCTACTACTGCTTTAAGTGGTGGTATCTGTATTTTGGACTTTAATGAAGTTATACCTATTATTGAAGAATACTATACTTCTTCATCTTTAGGAAACTGGACTTTTTCAGTGCAGGTCGTCTGCGATAATGCTTTTGGTGATGCTGACCTCCCCGCTACTGAATTAATTGTGTGTTTCGTGAATTCTGGGGTATTTCAAAGCACGGCAGGTAGCAGTTCCCAATACGTCGGGCTTATATCTAAAGAACAATGTTTAAAAACATCGCAAGATATTCCCGTTGTTTCAAGTGAAAACCGCCGTCTAATTGGTGCTGGGTTTTGGTCTTCTATGAAATCCGCTCTTCCAAGTCTTCAGTCTGTAGTCTCCGCAGTAGCGCCCCTTGCTAAAAATTATTTAAAAGGTAGTGATAGTAAAGTAGCACAAGGTGCAGTTGGTGCTCTTGGTGCTCTTGGTTATGGAAAACCCAGACATTATTAAAAAGTTAAAATAGATAAAAATGTTTAGAGATTTTAAATTTCTTCTAATAAAAAATAAATCTCAAAACATATAAAAAAATATTTATAAATATTTAAAAAATAATATTATTTTTAATATTATTTTTAACAATTTTCTTCATTTTTCTCGATTTTGAATGTAAAACTAACAAATATGTATGTTAAAATATGTTTAGAGATTTATAAAATCTTCTAATAAAAAAGAAATCTCTAAACATTTTATTATATTATTTTTTCTAATATTCTTTTATTTATTTACAACTATTAAAGGGTCTAATGTTGTTCTACTATTATTATTGCTACTACTTCTACTAATGGAGCCATTACTACAATCGCTATCGATACAACACGCGTGGCATTTTTTAAGGTGTATATCAGTAATGAAAACTTTTAATGCAATAAGTATAGAAATTACTAAACTCGATATTGCTAAATAACTCTGTTCTTCCATATTAGGTTTTATATATTATATATTATATTTTATATATTATATATTATTAACATTTTTATATAATTATCAAATAAAATAAAATATTTAATAATAATAATATATTAATTAAATAATATAAATTTTTTTATCTATTATATATATATAAATATAAAATGTTTAACAATCAATACAATCGTAGTATTGCAAATGAAGTTGCAAGAATTGATAGGAAATATGTAATGGATAATGTATTACACGGAGAAGGCAAGATGCAACATAAATTAGGTAATTTATCACAGAAAGAAGAAATGGAATTATTACAAGAAGTTGTTCCACTTGCTAATATTTCAACTATGAAAAGTATGCGTGGTCGTCCTAAAAGACATATGAAATTAGGTAGTGGAGATTTAAGCGAAATGGAAGGTTCAGGGTTTTTTAGTGATATGTGGGATGGTGTGAAACAAGGTCTTTCAACTGCTGTTGAAATTGCACCAGATGCTATTAATCTTGCTCGTAGTATGGGTTATGGAAAACCTAAAAAAACACGCGGACGTCCTAAGAAAGTAGGTAGTGCTATGTCTGCGGGAGCAATGTCAGCAGGAGCAATGTCAGCGGGTGCTATGTCTGCTGGTGCTATGTCTGCTGGTGCTATGTCTGCGGGTGCTATGTCTGCTGGTGCTAAGAAATATAAGAAGAAAGTTCAAATTATGGATGGTAGTGCTATGTCTGCTGGTGCTATGTCTGCTGGTGCTATGTCTGGTGGTGCTATGTCTGGTGGTGCTATGTCTTTCGATGAGATTGTCAAGGGTTTGAATAAACATAAAAAAGATATGGAAGGTGGTATTAAAAGAGCAAAAAAAGGAGTAAAGAAAGCAGTTAAGAAAGTTGTAAAAGAAGTAAAACCTGTTGATGGTAAAATTACACGCAAACAACGTGGAGAAGCAGTAAAAGCAATGATGAAAAAACATAGTGTTTCACTTGGTGAAGCCTCTAAAATGGTTTCTAAACATTTAAAAGGTGGTGGTTTTTTTGATAGTTTATTAAAACTTGCACCTCTTGCAACTTTACTTATTTAAGTAAATTATTTATTATTAATTAAATATATTATATTATATTAAATTAATAATAAATATATAATATTATTTTTATTTTTTTATTATCTAATAATATATATAATATATTAAAATGTTTTCAAGACAAAATACAAGAATGATTGGTTCAGGTTTTGATAAAGATGCTGTTCCAGATATTAACAAGTTTCGAACAAAGGAAGTTTTAGATGAAGATAATATATATAATAGACAAGCATTAGAATTAAGCAAAAAAAAAGTATTGAGTATGTCAGCACAACCTGATGTATCAAAACCTTTAACAACAATGACAGACCAAGAGAAATACCTTTTAAATATGCATATTAATAGATTTATTAATGAAATTGATAATGAATTAGGTGCATTTTATAATAATGTTTTACATTACAATACAGGTAAATTAATAAATTATTGGAATATATTGACTATTTATTATAAGACTAATGTTGCAAAAACATATAAAACATATTTGGATAGTCAAATACAAGGAGAACCTGTTGAAAAAGTTAGAATTATTAGAGAACTCGCATTTGATAGTGATTATATTGATAAAAATGAAATAGCACAATTATATAATAATATGGTTAATAGTAATTATGAACCTATAAGGCATATTTTATATAGTGAAAATGATAAAAAAGAATATATAGATAAAGTTGATGAACCAATTATAGAAACAGATTATGAAAAATATATTCCTTATGAATGGTCTAATGATGTTTCACAATTACTAATTGATGATTTAAAACAACAAGGTTATGATGATGTAGATATTGCAGATGAAATTACACCAGATAAAATTAAACAATTAATAGATAATACTAATAAAAATCAAGCATATGTTAAGGATATTGCAGATAAATTAGGCGCTATTGCACCTGATAATGTAGATAAAACAAAAGGTAAAAAACAAGTTGGTAGAAAAAGACTAATTAAAAGTTATCAACCAGCACAACCTAAAATACTAACACCTTACGAACAAACTCAACTCCCTCAAAGCGACCCCCGCCACAGACAAGTTATTAGAAGCCGTAATATACCATTAGGAGCACCTTTAAAATATCCTCAAACTCAAGCAATTAGTGTTAATCCTCAAAGTATAAGAAAATCAAAACTTAGACCTAAACGAAAACCCACTGAAAAACAACCCGAAAATGACCCAGAAGATGAAGAACAAGAAACAGAAGAAGAAACACCTAAAAGTAGAGTTGGAAGACCACGAACAAAACTAATTCCAGACCCAAACACTCCAAAAAATCCTGTTGGAAGACCACGTAAAGCATCGGTAGCAAGTCCTGCACCAGCACCAGTAAAACCTATAAAACCTATTAAATTAAAAACACAATTAAAACCATAATAATTATTTTATTTTTTTTAAAAATATATATTTATTAAAAATATATTTTTTTAATTATATTTTCAACTTATTTTTTGTTTTTTGATGATTTTGAATGTAAAATATACAAATATGTATGTTAAAAATGTTTAGAGATTTATAAAATCTTCTAATAAAAATAAAATCTCTAAACATTTTATTTAATAAAATATTAAATTATTTAAAAGATAGCAATAAAACTAAATAAATAAAAAACTTTTATATATATAATATAAGTATAATTATAATTATATAAAATATAATATTTTCTTTTATTAATATATATATATAAAATGGATGTTCTACAAAAAAGATACCCACCAAAAATTATATCTCCTTATGTAAATATTTTGAAATATAAAAATAGTCCTGTTGAACTTTTAGGAACTGGTGGTAATGAAAGTCAAAATTATCCAAGTGATATTGATTTATTTTCAAAAATAATTACTAATGAAAACGCGCAATCTTCATATGAAGAATTTAATAAAATGATTGATGAAATAGAAGAAAGAGATGATATGTTTTTTGTTGAATTTAAAGTGCAACAGAAAAATGGTAATAAATTTAAATTTATGTCAATGGATGAGATAAGAGATAAAAATTATGAATATTTGAAATATTTTAATAAAGATATTGATTATTGTAAATTCGATTTTATATTACTTATTAATGGTATGTTTATTGAATTATCAATTATTTATGTATTTAATAAAGACCCATTAGATTATGATGTTTTGAAACTATCACTTTCTAATGATATGATTGAATTAATAGATGAAGATAAATATTATAAATCATTGAAACGATTATTTGCGATTTTGAAATTAGATGAAAAACCAGATAAAGAAGCCTTAGTTAATATATCGCGATTATTTAATAGTGCAGTTGGTGAATTATATAAAAAAAATAGTGTTTTAAAAGCCATTAAATTATATCAAGAAACATACCCAAATGAGAAGAAACTACCCCAATATGTATTTAAGAATTTAGGATTTAAAAATATTGATAAAATGGATGATATTATAAAAGATTATGATAGTTTAATTAATCGTGAAGGATATAAATTTTATATGCATTATTATCCATATTTGTTAAAAATTAAAAATAAGAAAAAACCTATAAGATTACAAGGCGGACACTATTCAGCAGTTCAAGCATTAGATTATTTAAATGAAGATTATGAAGATAATTTAGAAGGTGGTAATAGACAAACAGGTTCTTATGAATTTCAAAGTCGCGGACTTCCACAAGCACAATTAGAAAATGCATTATATGGTGGTAATATGAAACTTACTGAACCAATGCCTTTTAATGCTCCTAAAGCGTGGGAAATTATTAATAGAACCAATGAAAAAATGGTAGGTAATCAATATGATTATTAAAAATTTCTTATAATAGATTTTATTTTGGTATATTTTTTTGTATTTTTTTCTAAAAATAATTTCTAATTTATATATATAATATAAATATAAAATGTCTCTTAATTTCGATAAGATAGGTGCCAGTATTGCACGTATAAAAGACAATACACAATATAAAAATAAGGAAGTTGTATCAGTAGCAACTGATGACTTTGATAGTGAAACAACTAAAACATTTAAATCTCTACGCTTAAATACAGGTCATTTTCAACCAATTCCAAATATTAATAGTGAAAGGTCTTGTAATCTGGTTGTTGGAGCGTCTGGAAGTGGAAAAAGTAGGTATATTTGTGAATGGGTGAAAGAATACAAGAAAATGTATAAGAAAAATCCTGTATATCTATTTTCAAGTTTAGATGAAGATGAAAGTTTAGAACCAATAAAACCTTTAAGAATGATTTTAGACAATGAATTTTTAAATGAAGATATCGATTTAAAAATATATTCTAATTCGTGTTGTATTTTTGATGATTGTGATACAATACAAAATAAGAAAATTCAAGATAAGGTATATTCACTGATGAATATGATGCTTAACACAGGAAGACACCATAATATCACTGTTTGGGTTGTAAATCACACTGCAACAGGCACAAAAGCACAAATGAAGACCATTCTAAATGAATGTCATAGTGTGGTTTATTTTCCAGCAAATCATAATAGACAACTAAGTTATATGTTAGAAAATTACTGTGGATTAGACCATAAACAACAAAAACTATTAAAACAACTCAATTCAAGATGGGTATGTATAAATAAACATTATCCTCAATGTTGTATTACTGATAAGAATGTTTTTATGTTAAGCGAAATCAATAAGTAAATAAGCAATAAAACTCTACCATAATAAATTGTCTGCATACCAACTATCACTACCAACTATATGCCTATATTTATTATTACGGATTTTGTATAAATCTCTACGTTTTAATGCATAATCAAAACCTTTACTTTCAATATATGTAGGAAAATCGCTATACGAAATATGTCCTACAGATGTAATATATTCACCTTTTTTATTATAAATATCTATTTTTTTTTTTTTTATATTTGATGGTTTAACAACAACATCTAATTCACGTGCTTTTTCAAGTGTATATGGTTTTATTTTATACATTTTATTATATATTATATTTACTATATAAAAATATATA